GTGCCAAACATGTTATACACTACGTTCTGTGTGTTTGTGTTACTAACTGATAGTGGTATCAATTGCCCGCTCTTTCAACCAAGTCGGGGGTATACGCACCATTAGCCGTAATCCTTACGATACATCTTATCCGCGGTACTGCTACAAATAACAGTTCCCACATTAGATCTAGCGATTAGTGAACACAATTCCTCAAGTTCACTACTGGATATACGGTAACGACGCAAAAGCGATTCATCTGGTACTCTTATGTTGGTTCTACCAATAGACCGTGAGGTCAAGGCTTCGCGATACGCGTTGCCCGTCATTACCACTTTGTGGTGACAACGTAAGTGTTGAAATGAATCCCAAATCGCGTGGTTGCCCCAATTCTCTCGGCTAACCACTACATCATTAAGGAAGGCTTTTGCTCGATTAATGATGCCATCGGACTTCCTGCCCGGTAAATCCCCTACGAAGGTGCCAAACCCTCTAATCCAAGTCCCCAGAGCGACAACTGGGACCACAACTCCATCAACAATGCTTGGAAAGTGTTTTAAAAACAGCAAATCTTCCGGAAAGTCACAGGGGTCAACTCTCAAGATGTATCCGACGTCTTCACCAGCCATTTTATAGGCATGCTTGAATTGTTCTTTACTCATTCTAGACGGATTTCGAACCCGTCTTTCTAATGCAAATGAAATGAATAAATTGGCAAAATTATTTATAGTTGTTGTTAAAGATGAACCCGAATACAGTCGCATGGTATTAAACACATATGTGACTTTCTCTCGATAATCCTCCGGATTTCTCATAACCAACGGGAGTTTCAAATACTCCATGGCACGACGTACACTGATTGCATGTGCGTTGTCGAGGCCGTTGGTTATGGTCAAGAATTGTTCGACGAGTCTAAAAAAGGCTGTTCTATGGCTACCATCGCAAGCTTTAACGTCTCCGTTGAAATACACTGGTCCGTCCCTACATCCAGCACTAACACAGCTATCATCGCTGTGATATGCGAAATACATCTTACCACGTTCCACGTTTATTAATTTATCAAGCACGCGACTTAAGGTCTCATGTGATGCTGTTTTAACAAATTCGGTTGTAAGATTATTATGTGTGAAGGGATAAGACATTGCACTCTTGATACTCGGCATATCATGCGCACTGTCCTGTGTGTTCTCAGCCCCAAGATCGCCAATAGCTCTCTTTTTACTATCTGCTAGGAGTTCATAATTCTTTAACTTATAGGACACATGAGTCATGGTTCTTGGTTTCCCCGCGAACTCAAGAAATTTAGCATCTGTTTTCATGCGTAGTTTCTTTTTGGGGTGCACTGCCAATAACCATTCGGTATATGTGGCTTCTGGATCCCCTCTAATAATGTGCGACTCAAAATGTTCTTTATATCTATTTAATATGTTTCGGAAACGACGGTGCAATGTAACCTGATTAGCAGCTAATCTAAGGCTTCTTGCCATGGCATTTGGTGTATCGTCTCCCCGCAACGCTATCATGCGTCCGACAGCACATTTATATTCAAGTGTACCCTCCCCTGGCATGGCCAGTGTAGGTAAATGGAAATATGGACCAAATAAGGTCCTGTACTGTTTGGTGTAGTATTTGTCACTAATCGTGAAATTGGGGGTTAAATCACGGCTTAATAAACCATTTTGTTGTTGACGTCTACTACTTCTTATTAACCACCTTGGATCAAATATGGTCCGATCGGTGGTGCAGGATTTATATACGAATTTTGGATAAATTCGCATCATGGGGATGGTTTCGGTTCCTGCAAACCCCCCGTATCTCTCCCTGAATCACATCATACTAGAACTAGCATAGGCTGCTTTGGTTAAGCAGGTATGACTCTTTATAGTATTCTGTAATTCTAATATCGCGGCAGTTGAATAAATAACAGTGTTGGCGAACACGACTTGATTAACAACGGTGCCAGGATATGTGGTTTTAAGAATTTCCCGCATATGATGTGCCATGACTCCTTGTTTACAATCAGTCATCGCGCCCGTCCCATATTTCGCAACACTTGGATCAACAAGTTCTTCGTACACACCACCACGATAGATGCCTGTATACCCGGAAAGAGCGAGATGAGTTCTATCCAACCCAGTCGTGACATTCAAGGTTTTCCTAAGTGGTGATATGCGAGTGAATCTGGGTGTTGTGAACACATTCCTTAAGTTCAAAAACCTCGCAATACACCCCAAGTCAATGTCAAACACCCTCAAAATGGATAAGCCGGTATATGCCAAGGTGCAAAGAATGGGCGCAAGTATGGGCAACGCGCTCCTATTATAGTGCAACTCGGTCTTCTTCGACAGAACGTGGGAAAGGAAACGACTACCAAAGCCCAACCCCCCAGCGACAGCTCTGGAGTTGTAGTACAGCATGGCGAAACCGCCGGTGGCAAGGCTGGCATTAAAGTACATCGCTCTATACCAAGAGTATAGGGGTAACTCGGTCACTCCCATACTTGGTATATACATGTCAATAATGAGAGCCACACGGGGTGGTTCATCCGGTTCCGGTTCAATCTCGTCGGGCGGCTCGGGCGCCTCTTCGATGACGGGCACATTGACCACTGGTAGTATGACAGGCTCGTTGACCACTGGTTGTATTCCACGTGGTCGTTCACGATCAGGACGATCCGCACGGCGATTCTGAATAGGTCTACGGCGTTGACGATTCCGTGCTTCTCTTCTGTCGCGTCCTACACCGGGTTGGTTGTCAAACACCTGGGCGTTGGCCATCTGTGCTAAGGCGTCATCGATATTATTGACGTCGTCACTATTTGTGGCCTCACCGTGTGTCCCATTTAGTGAGCTCGCTACTTGTGGATCTGAACTGGTGTCGGCGTCTGTTGGTGCACTTGTCCAACCAGGAACCGGGGTGCTAGCGACAGTTTCCCAGCTATCACAATCCACTATATTTGGGGTTGAACACACACCTGCATGTGTGACACTCAGAACTCTGCAAACTGGACACTGGAATTCTTCACACATTGTGCAGAATAACTGGCAACATGTGCACCTACCAGATCCACACGCAGGGTATCGAAAGGACAAACCCCCACGGGTGGCTGTGCATGGCCCACCAAAGTGGCTCTTTCGTGTCGAATAACGCTTACAATCGTCGCATTGTGATGCGTCTTCCATGCAATCAGAACACTCGTGCAGGCATGTTGTGCAGTCAAATCTCCCGCAATATGGATACCTACCTGACAAATCATTGACAGGCACTTCTGGCCTTTCGACATCGTCCCACCCGGTAACCTCACCGTGTGAACCATTCTCCTCTGGTGATACATAATGTATATTTACTGGTTTTTGTTTCCTAATAATAATGGTTCTGCGCATGGGTTCCGGTGGTGGCTCTGATTTCATATCGGGTTCAGGCACGAATTGCTCACGAATTCTAGCTATGTTTGCTTGAGAACCATGGTTTGGATTCTTAAAATCAACAGACTTAAATGCAAACCCTCGGTTTTTTGCGGCCACAAACGCATCTAAGATATCACGTATGGGTATCGGTTCCGTGGAGTTTTGTGATTTAGCCACTAACAACCTGTGTGCAAAGACCAGATGGAAGAGTCTCAAGAAATGTGCCATTGGCATGTCCCTGCACGTGTCTGAGTGTTCATACAAATCGGAGAGAATAAAATATTGTCTTGGTGAAAACCCGGGCATACGTTTACCAAACATTGGTGGTTTTTGTGGACCTTGTGCACCCCTTTTGGGCCTAGGAGCCATTACAACAACATCACTATCGAGGAGTTTGGAAGAAATATTTTTACTTTTTACACGTTTTTCATATTGGTTTTGCTTGAAAGATCCTTTAGAAGCATATATGTAGGTGGGTTCTGCAAAATCGTGTTCCATGATAAATTTTAAGGCTTGAGTAATGTCAAGCGCTATAGTTATAGCTTAGTCCATTGGACATACTTGTATACAAGCTTCTCTCTTTTAGACTGAGTGAGTCGTTCACCTACATACGGGGGCATGTACTGGTGTAGTTCTTTGTGTCACTAACTGATAATGCAGTATCAATTGTCCGCTCTTTCAACCAAGCGGGGGTAAAAATTATAAACCAGTGCCGTTAAAGTAACAGTGCTGCCAGCGCTTTCTCGGCAGCGGGGACAGCAATTTTCAAGGCTGAGTTACCGACTTGCACGAGTGCAGAATGCATCATAGACCACATAGTAGGCTTAACCACTTGACCTGCATTGTTGGTCGCTTCCATCTGCATTATACTGGCTGCGGCCATAACATGTCCAGCTCCCTCCTCATCAGCAGAGTCCCTTGTAGTTCTTCCAGCAGTTAGTATACCTGTGTATTCAATGTGCTGTATGATTTCAACATGAACAGTGTTGCCAACGACACCTGTAAACATAATGAGCCCAACGGGTGCTCCTACGTTCAGTGAAGCTGCTGCGTATGTATAGTTGTTGTTGAGACCAGGATAGCCCGCCGAATATGGATATACTGCTAAGGTCGTCTCCGAGCCAGCGGCGGCAGCTGCTGGTGTAGCTGCAGAGCCATACTCCATTTCTGACCTTACAACTGGAAATAAACTTATTGAGCATTGATTCCTTGTGAGTGGTGAGATTTCTGTTTGTTCGAATGCTGACAATGTGGAAAGCAGTATTGGTAGGTTGGAACCAGGTACTTCACAAACAGGCTCGTGAGTAGGTGACACATAACAGTATGTGAGACCACTTTCATTTAGAGTCGTCCCAGTGTACCATATACGAACGCCAACAGAAACGACTCGTCCAAAAACTTGTGCAGGTATAGTACCAGCATTAGCAGAGCTCTGGCTTATGTTGTATGGTAGATTGGATGGGTTAACAACGGTGACACCTACTGAAAGTGTGTTATTGGCGGTAAGTAGAGCAACAGAGGTTCCTGCAAAGGTGGGAGCACTATAAAATGCTACGACACCATCACTAGCAATACACGGGGTTATTGCGATGAAACCGACCCCTGCAGTGCCAACTGTGGCGTCAAATCGAGAGAAGGCATGGACCTTCTGTGAATTAACCGCAGGACAACTTGGGATGCATGCGCCTTGTGCCGCTATGCCAAACGGGTCTGCTATTGCAGCTGCAAACCGTAATGCACATGGTGTCAATTTGAGAGACGCCTTTGGCTTGACCGTAGACTGCCTTGGTGCTGGTTTATAAAAGTCCTGTGAGACGCTTGAGCGCAAAACTGAACTACCTTGCTTTTTCTTCCCTCTCTTAGGACTGGATTTAGGCTTGGATTTTAAAAATGCCGGGTTTTTAACCCGGGGTGCCGATCTAATTTTCTTAGTGTTATTCATATTTGTTTAAAGGGCTCGTGTAATGACAAGCGCATGAATTAATGCATAGCAGAAAACTAATCAGCGAAGGTGGGCAGTCCCTGGCCCATGTTGTCGATCATGGCTTCTTCATCTTCAACGATGCGGCTTGCTCCGCCTTCGATTGGGATGAACTCCATGTTCTTGCTTACCTTGACATTGTCC